AGCGTAACTTATCAACACCTGAGCATGTGTATAAACTGCTCACTACAACGAGAGAGGAAGACATGAATACAATAACAATCGGTTCAGTATCATACAATGAAGCAGAAGTAAAGCACTATATTGATAACTCTAATAAGAAATCAGAGGCTCTAAGTGACGTTAGATATAAAGTACGAGACTTCTTTAGTGAGCGTGAATGGGAAGACAGTAAGACAACAGTTACTCGTAGTGAAATCAACGAACTATTTTCAGCAATCGGAGTTGACCACCTCAGAGGAAAGTATAAAGCAACTCTTACAATTACTGCTTACATCAATGACTACCCAGCACAAGACGAAGATGATGTCGTCACCTGCCTTGAAGATGACATTGAAGTAAACGTTGGTTCTTCTGCTACTATAACAGTAGATAGAATTGAAGTAGATGATGTTGAGGAAGATGACTAATGAGCGTAGAACTAACTCATCTACTAAAATTAGTACGCATTGACGAAGGCGATACAGCCCCACATTATTTACTAGGTTATATCTGGGCTAACCTATCAGAAAATAAAAAGCAAAAGATAAGTGATGAACTAACAAGGAGAGCAAGTAAATGACTAAAGAAGAATGTATTATGTGTGGAGATACAGCCACACACTTTGAATCAACTACTACTAAAGCAGCATGCTGCAAATGTTGGGGGGATTGTAGTCATGGATAAGAAAGAAACATGGGCATGTGCAGATTGTGGTGCTACCACTACTGACCCAACCCAAAGATTAATTGTATACTTCCATATGAATTGTCCAGCAAGGGGCAAGTAATGGATGCAGTTACAAAAGAATACTATCAACGATTAAAGATGAGTCATGCTGAACAAGTAGAACAGTTTGGTTGGTGCATGTGTGATGATAACGAGTGTATTGAATGTTCAAAAAATCTTACAGCAGATGACCACGGCTCTGATACATGTCAGTTTTGCCAAGGTAATTTAAGGAGAAGGTAATGAGCCACGCATATGTACCATATAATGGTACTGCTGGCTGGTCAGGTACTGACACATCTGAACAGCGTGCGTTAGACAACATCCATTCAGGCAGGGAATTAAACCACCAGCAATTAGCGTTAAGTCTATTAAAAAAAGCAGGCGCTAATGGTTTAACCTGGAAAGAATTAGCAACAGCAACAGGTTGGCATCACGGCACAGCAAGTGGCGTGTTGTCAGTACTACACCAGTCAGGTGCCATAGTACGTGCAGTTAAAGTACGTAACAGATGCAAGGTATATGTGCATCAAAATTATAAAGACATAGTAGTACATGAAGTGTATAAGAAACGAAAAAAACTTTGTCCGCATTGCGGCAATGACATCAATGCATAGCCGTCACTATGCTATGATGGGACAACTAGTGGGCGGTAGGTTTTGGCTCTCTCCTTGTCCTACCCCCACTAGTATCTAATCAAAGGAGAAACATGGCAGAATTAGAAATACCTAGAGATAGATACGGCAGACCTATGGTTGTACCACCCAAAGGTGGTAAGCCAGTACCATACACACGCACTACTACAGTTGCAGGTTCATTAGATGATGGCACTGCATTAGTAGCATGGAAGTTACGTATGGCAGCAGCAGGGCTAACACTACGCCCTGATCTATTGCTTGCTGCATCAGCACATAGAGATAACAAGTTAGAGATGGACAAGTTAGTTGATGATGCAATGGAAGCCGCAGGTGCTACCAAGCAGGCAACTATAGGTACAGCCATCCATACATTAACAGAAAAGCATGACAGAGGTGAAGACCTTGGTGTTATACCTGAAGATTATGTTGCAGATATACAGGCGTATGCTGATGCAACTAAACACTTCAAGAATATATTCATTGAACAATTCTGCGTGTTAGATAAATACAAAATTGCAGGTACACCTGACCGCGTAGTTGAATACAAGGGCGAGTTGTTTATCTCTGACCTAAAGACTGGTAGTATTTCCTACCCCAATAAGATTGCCATGCAGTTAGCAGTGTATGCACACGGCTTGCCGTATGACCCAGCCACGGCAACCCGTGGTGCTTGGGGTGGTGTGAACCAAGAAAAAGGAATCATTGTCCATCTACCTGCTGGTAGTGGTAAGTGTGAACTACACTTTGTTGACATCAAGCAAGGATGGAAGGGGATAGAACTAGCAATGAAAGTTCGTTCCTTCCGAGACACCAAGAAATCCCTAGTAACACCAATCAAGGAGTAACATGCATACAGAAGCACCAATCAGTATCACAGTTAAATCCGCAGCAGGTTCTCTAGTTACAGTACGCGCTGCAAATGCAGAAGAACTAGATCAAACAGTTGCACTATCACTTGCTTCACTAGCATCTGCAACGGCAGAACTAGAAGCAGCAGTGCGTGGAAGCGCACCAATTAATACAGCAGTACCACCACAGCCAGCAGTTGCAGCAGTAGCAGCAGCATTCAACGCTACTGAAGTTGTCAGCACTCCAGGTGCAGGCGCACGTCAATGTCCACATGGAACTATGACACGTATCCACGGTCTAACAGGTAAGTTCGGCCCATACAAAGGACACTTCTGCCCTGCTAGACAAGGCGACCCAACCAAATGTACAACAGTATATGTCAAGGCAGGCTCAGCAGAGTTTGCTACATTCCAAGCAGATCAAACAAAAGCATAAGTGAAAACACTTCGCCGTAGTATAGGCAAGCCAGAGGTGGGGGGAGAACCATTACCCCCACCTTTTCAGGCTTTCCAACGTGAAGGAATCATTCTGCGACGAGCAGAAGTCACCGTCATAGCAGGTACTCCAGGCGCAGGTAAGTCATCTATTGCATTGCATATCGCAGCAAGGTTAAAACAACCGACACTATACTTTTCTGCTGATACCAATGCACATACAATGGCAATGCGTTTGCTTGCTATGAAAGCCAAGATCACACAACAAGAAGCAGAGTACATGCTCAAGACAGACGGAACAAAAGCAGAAGGATACCTGCGTGATTTCTCTGGCATGTACTGGTCTTTTGAACCATCACCTACACTAAAAGATTTAGATGATGAAGTCTCAGCATTTGAAACTATGTGGGGCAGAAGCCCTACACTTATAGTTGTAGACAATCTTATGGACATAGCCATTGATGGACACGAAGAGTTCGCAGGTATGCGACAGGTTATGAAAGAGTTAAAGTTCCTAGCCCGTGATACCAACGCAGCCGTACTTGTACTGCACCATACTCAAGAAGGTGCAGCAGGTTATCCTTGCCAGCCACGCTCAGCGTTGCAGGGCAAGGTCGCACAGATACCAGCAATGGTGTTAACAGTAGGGCAGATGATGCAGGGCGTAGACTCATATCTATGTGTTGCACCAGTCAAGAATAGATACGGTAAGGCTGACCCAACAGGGGCTACATACATAACTCTATCCTTTGACCCAGCAAAGATGCATTTAGAAGACATAATTAAAGATCACCTACTACCAGAGATGATGTTATAATGCCTAAATATAGAGTGACATACTCACAATATAAAGTAAAAGTTATCCGTGCCTCTTCGCTAGAAATAGCAGAAGAACGTGCAAAAAAAGCAGAAACAGGACGTTGGGAATTAACAGAAGTCAGAGACGAACCTAACGAATGAGTAGCGCAGCCAAAGCCAAAGGCTCAGGAGCCGAGCGAGATGTAGTCAAGTACCTTAAGCAATGGTTTCCTTATGTAGATAGGCGATTGGCTGGTGCTACGTTAGACAAGGGTGACATATCAGGTATACCTGGAGTTACCATTGAAATAAAAAACCATGCCAAGATGAACTTGGCTGGTTGGACAGAAGAGTTAATAGTCGAGATGACTAATGACAACGCGTGGACAGGCGTGGTGTGGCACAAGCGAGTGGGTAGGGGAAGCCCAGCCGATTGGTATTGCACCATGCCTGGACATGTGTATGTAGATTTACTAAGGAGAGCATTAGGTGAACGAACATAAAGATTATAAATGTATTGTATGTAACTCAACATGGGTAAGATACGAACACCAAGACTATAAAGATTGCACAGATGATTGTGATGACCCATGTATTATGCGTTGTTGCAATGAAGAAGATTGTATAGGTGAAGCCAAATGGATTCCAAGCCTAGCATAGAAGAGTATCTCCACTACATAAGTGCAGATACACCAGCAGTAGGTGCTGGCTGGCGTAAGATGAAGTGTCCTTTTCATCACGATAGTCATGCATCAGCAGCAGTAAACTACGACAAGAACGCCTTTGTCTGCCACGGGTGTGGTGTCAAAGGCGATACTTATTCCCTAATTATGTACAAGGAAGGTGGCGATTATCGTGAGGCTCTCAAGTTCGCAGAAGAATTTCTTACTACAGGCAACACAGAGATACGCAGCAAAGATAGAACTCGCGGAAGAGTATCTATTAAGCCGTCAACTCTCGGTAGAAGAGGCAAGAGTATTTCACTTGGGGGTGGTAGAAGACCCACTTCCAGGGCATGAGGCTTATATAGGTAGGCTAGCAATACCTTACATCACGCCATCAGGCGTGGTTGATATTAGATTCCGTGCTATGCATAACGAAGACCCTAAGTATATGGGACTAGTTGGTGCTAAGACTACTATGTTTAATACGCAGGCTTGCTTTGTTGCAGACAGATACATATGTGTAACCGAAGGTGAGTTTGACTGCATCATGATGTCAGTTAAAACTATGCATCCAACCATTGGTATTCCAGGGGCTAACAACTGGAAGCCACACTATGCCAAGATACTAGATGACTTTGAAACAGTTATAGTATTAGCGGACGGAGACGCGGCTGGCTTAGAGTTCGGCAAGAAGATCAGCAGAGAATTAGGTAATGTTAATATCGTTAGCATGCCTGAAGGTGAAGATGTCAACAGCATAATGATTAAGAAAGGAAGCGACTGGATTGACGAACGAATCGGAAAATGCATTACCCCTTGATGAAACCTTTTGGAATCATGTAGAACATGGTGGCTTTACCATAGGCATACCAGTATCAGAAGACAAGATGATGAATGTACTTGAGGTACTACGCGACATCTATGACACCATTGAAGACGACCCAGAAGAGGGTCGTAAGTTAATTATAATGATGGCTGCAATCCTAGTTGCATCTAAAGATGGACATGCCGATAAGGTATGGGAAGAACTATCAATACAGGAATCTATGAAAGACTTAGACATAACCCTTAAGGAGATACTAAATGAAGAGCAGTGATGATGTAGATGTAATCTTGCATGAGTTAGCAAAAATCCTTTACAAAAAGCATGAGGATTATGGCCCGATGAACATAGCAGGAGCACCAGGCGGTGCTATGAATGGACTACGAGTACGCATGTATGACAAGTTGGCTCGGCTTAACAACCTAGCAGATACAGGCGACACGCCGAACTACGAATCAATAGAAGATACGCTCATTGACCTTGCAAACTATGCCATAATTGGGCTACTAGTCCAACGCGGACAGTGGGAAGGTATACCTAATGGTAGCCAAAACAAAGCGGGTAGTAGTCCTAAGTGACTTACAGATACCCTATCAAGATAACAAGGCGGTTGATGCCACCTTAGACTTCATTCGCTATTATAAACCCGACCAGTTGTGGTGCGTTGGTGATGAACTAGACGCACCAGAACCGAGTCGTTGGAACAAAGGCATGGCTGGCGAGTACGCAGAAACATTGCAAGACAGTATAGATTTAACGCACGACACAATGGCTAGTTACCGTAAAGCATTAGGTAACAAGCCATTTTTTATTCAACGATCTAATCATACAGATCGTATTGATACATACATGCGCAAATATGCGCCTGCATTTATGTCACTCAAGTCATTAGAGATTGAACAGTTGTTAGGCTATGAGAAGTTAAAAATTAATTACTTACATAAAATGCATGAGTTACTTCCAGGTTGGGTCATGGCACACGGAGATGAAGGTGCGCTTAACCGTGCGCCAGGGGCTACCGCTTTAAACTTAGCCAAACGTTTAGGTAAGTCAGTAGTGTGTGGACACACGCATAGAGTTGGACTCCAACATGAAACTACTGGCTTCTATGGCAAGACACATACGCTCTACGGATTAGAAGTTGGGCATATGATGGATATTAAACAGGCAAGTTACCTTACTTCAGGCTCTGCCAACTGGCAGCAAGGCATTGGTATCTTAGTAGAAACAAATCGTAAGGTCACACCATTTGCAGTACCTATTGTTAATGGTGAGGTAATCATTCCATAATGAATTACATTCAGGACTATAACGATTTGGTACAAACTCTAGCCGCAGAATATGCACGCAAGTACAGCATGATAGAGCGTGATGACATAGGGCAAGAGTTGTGGCTGTGGTTCATATCGCATCCACGCAAGTACAACGAGTGGTCAGAGTTAAAACAAAAAGACCGAGATAAACTTATCGCTAAATCACTACGTAATGCAGCACTTAAGTTTTGTGAAAGAGAGAAAGCAAAGAAGATCGGGTACGATATGTCCGATTTATACTACTATGACACCTCAGTTATAGAGGCTTTTCTCCCTTCAATCATTGGGGAATCTTACGAAATACCTACAAAGATCAAAGACTTAGGTGGCACAGTTAAGACAAGTGAGATTTCAGATGGCAACAACTGGCTATCACTAAGGTCTGACATAGCATCAGGTTACTACAAATTATCTGAAACAAAGCAAAACATATTACGCTTACGCTTTAGTGTAGAACAACCAGACTGGGCATTGCTTGCAAAAGATATGGACAGCACACCAGATGGTGCGCGTATGAAGGTTCAACGTGCAATCAATTCTCTTATTAAACATCTAGGTGGGTGGCGACCACAGACAGATGAGGATACAAAAGTTGAATGATCTAAGAGGACAGCCAACTTTTGCTTGCATCTGTGGTTGTATGATGTTTGAGGTTACTGTAATGTGGGATAAAGAAACAAGAGAGGTAGGTTGGTATGATCTATCTCAAAAATGTAAAGACTGTGGAACAATTACTACGGCACCAACGCCAATGGATTGGAGAGATTGCGAGTAATGCCTAACTATGATTTCAAATGTAATACATGTGGCACAATGGTGGAGGTACAAGACCCGACACCAACGGGATGCACAACATGTGGTTACACAATGGAGCGTGTCTGGACAGCCCCAGCCATTAAGTTTAATGGCACAGGCTTCTACTCAACAGGAGGATAAGTGTATAACTTCACCACCGAAGCAAACTGTATAGGTATAGATGTAGAGATGTTCTTCGTAGAAGAAGATGCTAAACACTACAAGGAATCAGAGTTACTTAAACGTGTATGTGGTAACTGCACGGTTAAGACTGAGTGCCTTGACTATGCCTTACACCATGCAGTAGTTGGTTGGTGGGGTGGAACCTCAGAGAAACAACGCAGAGAAATGCGGGAGAAACAAGAGATTATAGCAGAGCCTGTACTTATAACAGAAAAGTGGGTACAATAAAAAAAGACCCCCGCTAGGTAGGTTAAAGTACCTAAGCGGGGGCTTCTAGTCTGTATCGGGCTGCTGTAGCCCTTAAATATGGTGTTTTACTTCTTGCTTCCCTTGCCAAACTCGGTAGCCTTAGGGTCTAAAGCCTTCCAGATCGGTGCAATAAAAGCCGTAATGAAGGCGTAAGCCAAAACCTTAGGGTCTTGCACGCCTGACATATACATGGCTAAAACTGTTGGAACTGCAGCACGGGCATAAGTAACTGCTACTGCTAACGCTTTATCTTTATTCATTTTACTTCCTTCTTAGGTAGAGGTTTTACTTTAGAAACAATTTTGTCTACTGCCTTGGCCTTGCCTAGCCATGGAAACCATTCAGATTTATCGTGACCACATTCATCTTTAATAGAAATATGCAGATGCTTATTGTGTGGGTTAGAACCTGTGTATTCTTTAACACCCTTTTGCTGTGACCAGATGCGTCCCTGAAATATAAGATACTTTACACGCTTATCTTCTTGCAGTTTGATAAACAATTCAATGCAATCAATACCATTAACTGGGTCATGCGTTAGGTCAACTGCATAACCTGTGTTATGATCTGAGTTAGGACTCTGTGTTATGTGTGCGGCTGATGGTAACAGTCCGTCACTTGCTTTCTTGCGCTTAGGGCGCAAGGCTGTTGCTTGTCTAAGTACTGCTATAGCAGCAGGTGTTGCTCTTTTTGCAATCATTCTTCATCCTCATCATCATCTATCCATTCAGATATATCTATATCTGGTACTGGTATGCCCCATGCTGGTTCAGGTAATATGAATCCCATTATTCCTTCTCACATAACAATTTATAAATATCATCAACGCGAGTTTCAACTCGGTTAAGTCGGTCAGATACACTACTGCCACCATTAGGTTTAAGTTCTGCTAGATAGTGTTTAACCATCCAGCGAATCATAATTGCAAATGCTCCTATTAAAGATGTTATTGATAGAGCAAATGCAGCCCAGTCTTGTAGTGTCATGTCGGATTTATACCGTTCTAATAGTAATTTCTATAACCCCACCAAAGCCATCAAATCGTTTATCAGGTGGAGTCATGCGGGTGAATGTAACTTCTTGTATTACTGCTTGCTGTGATTCTCCTGTTGTCAGGTCTTGCCAAGTCAGAACGTCGCCTGTCTTTTCAATTTCTTCCAGTAGTTGCATACGAGCATATGCTCTACCTTCATAACCTACTACAGTATTAAACCTGTCAGTTTCTATATCAAAACAATAAACAGGAAACTTAATTATGCGCTGACGCGGAGTAGCAATAGTAGCCTTAGCCTGATAGCCCTTGAATACTGGGCCAGCAGTAGTATCTGTAGTATCACGACTAAGTGTAAACTTATATGCAAGGAACTCTTGTGCTACTTCAGGCTGGCTTGTAGTTACTTCTACTGCATCTACACCTACGTTGTAGGTAATGTGATCGTATTGTGTATCTGAACCATTTGTACCTGTAGCAAGGGATGAGAGAGTAAACTCACCAGATGTAAACGTGCCACGTGCAAGCAGACGCTTGTAATTTTTAGGTTCTAGAGTAGAGAATCTAATCTTACCTGTAGTTATAGAACCAGTTGTAGATAAAACCGTGGCTGATTGAACGGCTATACCGTTGCTACCTGATGTAGTAAATGCTATCTGATCTGTATTACCTATAAAATCTACGGTAGTAGCATAGCCAGTAGCATCAGTAAGGTAAACATCTTTAGCATAAGCAAAGCGTAATGGTTCAATTTCTGTACCTAAGTCAACACGATATAGACCAGCATAACCATTGACTGTACCAGCAGCCCATACAAATCTATCGCGGAAAGCAAAATCACGGACACCATTAGTGTCTTCAAATATAAGTGGGCCGTATGACAAGTCACCAGTTGTATCTGAAATGCTAGCCACACGCATACCCTTATTAGTACCTATCATTAGGTAACCAAGGTAGGACTCAATCTTATAAACTATCTCACCAATAGGTAGTTGTGCTGCTACAATCCCTGATGTCAGGGTAGGCATAACACCAGCAGTAGATAAAACAAACTTGTAAATAGCAGAGTTACCCCCAAGGTAACCTGCGGCATAGATAGCAGAGCCGCCTTCAGATATAGATGACCATACCCAGTCAGCATTAGGATGCGTATATACAGGTGTAGGTAGTGTGTGACTTGAACCTTTAGCAGCAGTTAATTCATAAACTGATGCACCAATGCAACCAACAAGACGTTGCTTTACCCAAGCAAGTACTACTTTTTCACTACCAGTATTGTAATACTCTGAGTATCCAGAGGTAGGTGTGTCAATTTCACCTGTATAAATATGATCGTTGTCTGCTACAAAAAGATGTGCGCCATCAGTTGCAATAGCAAGTGTTGCGGTATCTAAACCAGCAGTAACTACATGACTGTATGTAACAGCAGTTCCACTAGCAGTATAATTATTAATAGTTGTATTTGCTGGTGTCCAAGCAACAAGTTTATTGGTTGAACCATCTACAATAGAAATGAGTTTGTAGACACCAGTTGTAACACCAGTCATATTGGCTGTCTCTTTAAGCAGAGTTACCTGCCCCTTAGTCCATACATCTACATTGTCTGAGTCAGTAAAACGATAGTGTCCATTATCATCATTGTTTAATGGGTCAAAGAACTTGATGCCAGTACCAGCATGAAAAGATGACTGACTTCTTAGCCACCAACCAGTAAGCGATTGCTCACCTGGCTCGTTGCCATTATCAAACTGATCTTTACGAAATGGCGCAGTCTGGCGAATGTATGGTCTGCTATCAGCAATAGCATAGAAGAACGGTAAGCCGCCAACGGCTACATCATATGCTTCGTTGGTGTTCTGCCAAGTAGAAGTAGATGAAACTATACCTAAGTCAATAGCAATAGCACGACCTATATCGGCAGTTGCAGAACCTCTACCTTCGGTTATATCTCTAGTTGCCATTGTATCTCCTTAGTAAATTTGTAATTCTGCTTCGTCTACTGCATCATCTATATCCCGTAGTAATGGAACTATGTCTGTTACTAGCGTATCCATTTACTTAGATAGTGCTGCAATTTCGTCAGCAGTCAAACCAAGTGCTGCTAACTTAGCCTGGGCTGATGCCTTAGCAACTTCTGTTGCAGCCTTGGCTGCATCTTCTTCTGCCTTTGCTGCTGCAAATGCTGCTGCATCTGCTTCACGCTGTGAGATTTCTGCTGCTGTGAGTGGGCGTTCTGTGACTTCTCCTGTGGAGCAGTCAACTTCGATTGCGGTTGGTGCTGTTGTCATTTGTCTTTCCTTTTCTGTTAGAGGATGCCGTAAAGTGTTGCTGTGCTGTACTGTGCAAATGAGTTGTTTGTTGGGGATAAAGTAATTGCGTTAATTGCAGATGTATTAGACCATAGTAATGCAGTGAATACATCATAAATATCTCCAGTTGCATTATTTTCTGCTACTGAATCACTTGATAAAGACTTGTTAGTGCTTCCAGCATAATTTGGGATATAAATTTCTGTATTATCAAAAGTATTTGCAGTTGTAGTACCACCATTTACAACTGCAATATAAGCAGTTGTTGTATTGCCACTAGCAACAGTTGAACCATTTCCATATAGGTCACGTTGAGTAAAATTAGTACTTGAACCGTTTAGTGATATTAGTAGGCTGCCAGTGCTGCCGCCTGTTTTGCGGATGCTGCTTACAATCTTCAAATCAGTATAGCCCTGTGGTATAGAACTGAAAGCAATACTGCTTGCTCCAGCAGAGCCAACTTCTACAGAGCCAATCTTATACAGTTGTAGCGCCATTAGTTGCTCCCTGCTTGGATGCCGTAGAGTTTGAAGGTTGTACCAGTTGCAAAAGTTGAACCATTAGCAATTAAAGTCACGCTAGTAATTGCGGCAGTATTGCGCCATAGTCCAACTGTTGCATCTACGCCTTGATTAGCATTGCTTGAACGAGCCAACATAGTTTTATAAGTTGTTGCATTACTGTAATCTTGGAATTGAATTATGTAGTTGGCTGCAACTGTTGTACTCATATAAGCGTTGAAGTTCACATTAAAATTAGAACGGTTGCTTGAGCGTTGAGACAAAGCGCTTGAACCTGTGCCTGAAAGTTGAGTGGTTGAGTAATTAGACCCAGTATCGCCATTAACTTGCATCCACAGGTCGGCGGCAGCAGTTGAGTTACCTGTAACTACAATAATTAAATCGGTATAAGCACCGCTAATGCTGCTAAAAGTGTAGTTAGCAGTGGCACTTGGTACGGTATAACTTGCAATCAGCGAATAGGTAGCAGTCTTAGCCATTGTTTACCCCTTAATGCCGAATAGTGAGAAGCGGGAGTTGATGCTAAATAATGTACCAGCGCCTGGAACAAATGTTATAGAAGTAACTGGTGCGGTGTTCATATATAAACCAGAACCAAATGTTGCTGTGCCGCCTGCACCGCCTACGGTTCCATTCACGTCCACCCCGCCAAGGAATCGAATAGTTTTATATTTTTGAACATTTTGATAATCTAATATATCAATAATAATTGCCCCAAAAAATGCTGACCCAGAAGTTGAGGTTCCAACATTTCTCAATGTTATTGCGGTATTGGATGGGCTATTTGCTTCCGCTGTAACTACTGAACCATCTCCATAAATATTATGTGAAGAGTAATTGCTTCCAGTATCGCCATTGAATTGCATATTTACAGCATCTCTTCCTACTGTTGCCCTGTTTGTTTGAGCAGACATACGAAGTTGTAAATGCTTATATACTTGTGGAATATTAGAAAAAGTAATTGTTCCAGTTGTACTAGCAAGCAGCGTGGTAGCAATAGGCTCCATATAGTAGTTGTCAGCAGATACGGTGTCGTACTTAGCCCCTGCTATACCGTTGGTGGTTAGTTTGGTTATGCTCATAGTTCCACCCGTATTCCGTAAAGAGTTGCTGTGCTGTACTGAGAAAATACAGATGAATTTCCTTCAGTAAATGTAAGTCTATTAATTGCAGTTACGTTAGACCATAATCCAGCAATCAAATCCATCCAAGCGGTTGTGGCGTTAGCCTCGGTTACGTGGTCTAGCGAATAAGACTTATTAGCGCTAGAAGTGTAATTGGGAAAATAAAACTGAGTATTGGAAAAGGTGCTTGCGGTGCTTGTTGGTGCGTTAATATTTCCTGAACCGCCTGTTGTAGTGCTTCCCGAAGTTGCGGCTGACCCGCTACCTTCAAGATAACGAGTCGTAAAAGTTGAAGTGCTACCGTTAATAGATAACGAATAATTACTAAACCCGAAACTAGGCTTATCTGAACGCAAAGATGCAACTAACACCAAATCTGTATAGTTTTGCGGGATGTTGCTGAAGGTGATGGTAGATGCACCACCAGCACCAACGGTTGTCTCGGCTAGTTTGCTATATGTAAATGCCATTATGCCGCCTTAATTCCGTATAGGGTAAAGGTTGAGCCAGTTAAATAATTGCGCGCTACGCCCGAATTTATGCAGCCCACATAAATCGAAGTGATGGCCGCGGTGTTGCGCCATAATCCGACAATAGCATTTGTGCCATTACCTGCTGCATTTGAACGAAGTAAAGTTGTCTTGTTAGTTGTAGAATTAGAATAATTCATAATATCCCAAGACATCATCGTGTCTATTGCGGTTGTCGTATTTACATTGTAAGTCTGAATATGGTTCATATTTGAGCCGCGGCTTGACGAAGCCGCTGAGCCGTTGCCTAACAATTCAGTTAGTGAGTAATTTGTTCCAGTATCTCCATTAAATTGAATAAAAGGATACGCGGTTATATTGGTAGCGGTATTCATTACTAATCTTAAATCGGTATAAGTTCCGCTAATAGATGAAAAGGTTACTCCAGCCTGAGTGCTGCCAAGTGTTACTGTTGCTATTGGTGTATAAGTAATTGGCATAGTTATTTAATCCCATACAGAGCGAAGGAGGAGTACTGAGCAAAATCGCCACCAGCGGCTGTGTTAAATGTAAGTGTTGAGATTGCAGCAGTACTCATCCAGAGACCAGACCTAAGGCGCATTGAACCATTTGTATTATCCTCAACCCCGTGAAGGCTTCTAAAAGTTTTATTTTTTGAAGTATTTGCATAATCTAAAATATCTATAACATTAGCAGCATAAGCAGATGCAACATTTGTCGCACTTGTAAGC